GAAAATATTAGAAATTATGTTAGAACTATTCCAGAAGATGTTAAAAGACAAGCTTACACCGAACCAATTACTTCTCTTGTATGGGATTAAGAATAGTATTTCTTTTCCTGTAGAAAATAAAAAAGAAGATGCAAAAAAATTAATTGATTTAGGATTGTTAGTATATAAAAAACCTAAATTTACATTAACTTCTAAAGGTAAAAGTATTTGTGTTAAGTTTGATCAATATTTTAGAGTTGCAAAAAAAAGAACTACTACACAATTATTAGGTAAAGGTTATGCAGAAATGCTTAAAATATATAGAGAAGCATGGCCAACAGGTAAATTACCAAGTGGTAAACCAGGTAGACAAAATGTTAAAACATTAGAAAATGCATTTAGATGGTTCTTTGATACATATGATTATACATGGGAAGAAGTTGCACATGCAACTGTCATGTATACAAATGAATACAGACAAAAAGATTATATGTATATGAAAACAAGTCAATACTTTATATGTAAAACAGATAAACATAAAGTAAAACATTCAGAATTAGCTGACTATTGTGATATGGTTCGTGATGGTGTAACTCTAGAAACAAAAGAACACTTTAAAGAAAAAGTAGTATGAGTAAAATTAAACCAGCATGGGACGGACAATATCAGTCTTTTAATGAAGCACTGAAATATATGCTTGCTAGGCAGAGTGGTAAAGAGAAATCTATACAAACACCATGGCCTAAGTTTAATGATGCTATTACAGAAGGATTAGAATGGAATACTCTTACAGTAATTGGAGGTAGACCTGGATCAGGTAAAACTTTAATTAAAGATCAAATAGTAAGAGAATCATTTATTTTAAATCCAGCTGAAGATTACAGAGTTTTAGAATTTAGTTTTGAAATGGTAGGTAGAACTACAGCATTAAGAGAGTTTTCATCTTTAACTGGTAAAACTTACAAAGAATTATGTAGTGCAGGAAGTATTTTATCTAAAGATATATTTGATAAATGTCATATATATGCTAAAGATAGAATTAAAAGTCCTGTAGATATAATTACCACACCAATGACTGTAAATCAAATGAGAGATCAAGTAGATATATATATGAACTTACATCAAGGTAAGAAAACTATTATTACTCTTGATCATAGCATTTTAGTAAAAAGAGCACCATATCAAAATAACAGATTAGATATGTTATTTGAATTAGGTGAGTTCTTTACACAATGTAAAAGAGACTATCCCTGTATGTTTATATGTTTATCACAATTAAATAGAAATATAGATAATCCAGACAGAGCAGTAAATGGTAAGTATGGTAATTATGTATTAGAATCAGATATATTTGGTTCAGATGCAATGTTACAGCATGCTGATACTTTAATAGGTATTAACCGTCCTGCTAAACAAAAGATTAGATATTATGGACCTGATAGATACATAATAGAAAATGATAGAACTTTAGTATTACACTTTCTAAAAGCAAGAAATGGTGATACAAGAATGAGTTTTTTCAAAGCAGAATTTGAAAGAATGCAAATAACTGAGATGGATACGCCACCTCAAGAACAAAGAAGATAATATATGAAACCAGAAGAGCGTAAAGCAAAAGTATTAGAATTAAAAAAAGAGCATGAAGATTATTTCCAAACAATTGGAAAAATTAATGCATTATATATTCCTAAGATGGCATATAGACCATCAGGAAAGGATGAGTTACATGTATCATTCTTTCCAAGTGAATTACAAAAAGGTAGAGATATTTATACTGAATTTGTTAGTATTGAATATAATTCAGAAGATCCTAAAAGAACATTATATTTATTAAAACATAATGCTCATTGGGCTGAAGAATATGAAACAGTAACAAGTAATTCAGGATTTGAAAGGCATATTGTACCTGTAACTGAATTAAAAGTAATTAATGATGTGACTAATAGAAGATCACCTATTAAAGAACCAGAATTAATTAAAGATCCAGAAAAAAGAGAAATAGTAGATGTTCTTATAGGTATTGAAAGAGCATTATTAAGTATAAACCAAAAATTAAGTAAATAATGGCACAAAGTGTATTAGTTATAGCTGACTCAGGGTCAGGTAAATCAACGTCTATTAGGGATTTAGATCCTAAAGAAACGTTTATAATTAATATTGCTAATAAACCTTTACCATTTAAAGGATGGAAAAAGAATTATACAGCAATAACAAAAGATAATCCTAAAGGTAATATGACACCAGTTTCATCTGCTGCAGGGATTATGAAAGCTATGATGCATGTTAATGACAAAATGCCTCATATTAAAAATCTAGTAGTTGATGACTGGCAATATATGTCCAGTTTTGAATACTTTGATAGAGCTGATGAAAAGGGTTATGATAAATTTACCTCTATTGCAAAGAATCTAGCACAAGTTGCTAAGATGCCTAAAGATATGAGAGATGATTTATATATATTCTTTTTAACACACTCTGAAGAATCAACAGATGTGAATGGGCACAGAAAAGTAAAAGCAAAAACTGTAGGTAAAATGATAGATAATGCTTTAACTTTAGAGGGTTTATTCTCTATAGTTCTATTTGGCAAAGTTGTCAAAGGAGAAGATGATAAGTTAAGTTATGTATTTGAAACAGCTAATAATGGAGAAAATACTTGTAAATCACCAGACGGTATGTTTGATGATTTACGTATAGATAATTCATTAAAAGTTGTTAAAGATGCAATTATTGAATATGAAAATTAATAAAAATGAGTGAAGTAAATTTAAAAAATAAGAAAGTTATGTTAAATACTAAAGACATGTCTGCAGGAAGCGGACGTACTAAACCTGTATTAGATCCAGGTAATCATGTAGTAAAGATTAATTCTATTACATTAGATCAAACACCGTATGATGCAGATTCATACAATATACATTTACACGTAGAAACTGCACCAGTTGGAGGTGATTTTGAAGGTTTCTTTAGAGACTATAATGATCAATCACAAGGTAGATATGAAGGTCAAATAGGAAGAGTAAGAATAAGTCCTTTTCCATTCAAAGACACTACATTACCAAGTGGTAGAGAGATTAGCAGAGATCAAGAGATCTTAAAGCACATGATTACTTTAGCTGAAACATTAGATATGAGAGATGGATTAGATTCTATTGAAGCAGAAACTATTGAGTCATTTATGACTGAATGTAATAATTTAATGGGAAATTCTAAACTTATGAACATGTGTATAGGTGGTCGTGAGTGGGAAAATAAAGAAGGTTATGTAAATAATGATCTTTTCTTACCACGTATATCTAAAGATGGTATTGCTATGGAAGCAATAGATAAAGAGAATTCTAGATTACTTCAGTTTGACCGTGCTGTACATGTTAAAGCTTTAGTTAAGAAAGATTCACCAGCTAATGGAGTGGAAACACCATTCAAAGCAGACTCAGGATCAGGTTCTGATTTTGAGCTTTAATAATTATATTATTAAGTTAACAGGAAGAAGGGAGGTTTATCAAGTTCCTCCCTTTTTCTATTTTAAGTAAAGATGATAAGTACAAAGAATCTCATATTAGATGGATCTAAAGTTCCAAGTACATGGGTGTTTGAATTCTATCTGGATTTACCAGAAAGACTAAATGGACAGAATGTACAGATTAAATCTGTATTTCATCCTACAGAAAGAACTCCAAGCATGTGGATATTTGCGGATAAAGGTCAATATAAGTTTAAAGATTTTTCAACAGGTAAAGGTGGTAATAAAATTGATTTAGTTAAAGAGCTATTTAAAATAGACTTCTCTAAGGCTGTATTTAAAATAGGTCAAGATTATAACAAATTTATTACAGATAAAGGTGAATATAAACAATCAACTATAAAACCAGAAGCAAAGTTTAAAGTAGAATCTGTAAATCCAAGAAGATGGTCTGATTGGGACAGAGAATTTTGGTTAAGTTTTAATATTGGTGAAGATATTCTTAATAAATATAATGTTCAACCACTTAATTTTTACCGTATGGTAAAAGAAAGTGAAGAATCAATAGATCAAAGAACTATTGGTGCATTATTAGCTAAAACTTATATATATGGTTATTTTGATAAAGATGGTAACATCTATAAAATTTATCAACCAAAGAATAAGAAGTTTAAATTCATAAAAGTTAAACCTCATCTTCAAGGTATAGATCAATTAGAATACAATCAACCTTATCTTGTTATATGTTCTTCTTTGAAAGATGCAATGTGTTTAAAACAATTTGGATACAATTTAGAAGTTATTGCACCTGACTCAGAAAATACTGTAATAAAACCGTATATTATTGAAAATCTTAAGAAAAAGTATAAAAAAGTTGTAACTTTATTTGATAATGATGTTGCTGGACATAATGCTGTTAATAAATATGAACAGTTATATGACATAAAAGGGACATGGTTAGATAGTAGCAAAGACATTGCTGATCTTGTAAAAGAGAAAGGCTTTGCTGATGCTCATAAAGAAATAAAAGTTAAACTTAAAAGTGTTTTATGAAATGGTTTATACCAGGTAACGTACCAAGTAGTAAAAATGGACGTAGATGGACAGGAAGATATTTTGTGTCCAGCAAAGCAACAACTAAATATAGAAAAGCAACAGCCAAATACTATGAACAGTTTAGAAAAGGCTTTAGGAAGCAATTATCTAAACTAGAATTACCGGTAAAAATATCATTTAAGTTCATCAGAGGATCTAGACATAAGTTTGATTATATAAATCCTGCACAAACAGTGCAAGATGATATGGTTAAACATCATTGGATTGATGATGATAATTGTGAAAACATTCTACCAGTATTTGAACCTTATGAATATGATAAGGAAAATCCAGGTGTAGAAATTAAGA